ACTTTCTGACAATGCCGAAGGTTTAGCAAATTCAGACTTGTCATAGTTACGATACCCTTCTACGTTGCGAATCTTTAGTTTGAAAGAAGCACCTTCCCAAAAACAAAATGGGTTGATAGGATCTTCGTCTGCAAACTGTGGTTGCATCACGTCCATGATTTTGTCATGGATCTTTTTGCCGAAGGTGTAAAGAAATACTTTACCTTCGTTATCAGGGTTAGCTGCATCTTGTTCAACCAAAATGTTAGCAACATAATGCAATCGACGCTTTCGTTCACGAGCGATTTCTTTATCTCGATCATCACCAGAGTTCCATAGTTTTGTGTTTGCTTCAGACACAGGATCTTGTTGACCGATTGAAGTCAGAGACTTTTCGATGTACCATTGACCAGTTGGTCCTTTAAACCCATGATCCCAGAATCGAACCCATGGAAGTTCATTGCCTTCCGGTGCAGGAAGGAAACGAATAACAGCATAACCGTTACCTGCCTTATCGACAACAGGTTTCCATTGACGTTCGTCTACATAAGATTTGGTTGTTTTGGGACCATCTAGATCTGATGCCGCAGCGACCAGTTTATTGATGGAGGATGAGCGTTTCCGCTTAAGTTCTGCAAAAGACATATATTTTTCCTTGTATTACAGTGTATTTTCAGTTTATCCACATTATTCATAATCTATATTGTATATAGTATCATAAAGTTTATGACATGTCAACAATTTTTAATCGAAAGGTAACTTGTTACCCTTTGGCAAGAAGTTAAGAGAACGAGCCTCTGCTTCAAGTTTGTCTTTGATAATATCGTTAATATATTTTTTAGAGTCTTCAATTTCAAGATTTAGTTGCTCACATAGATGCACGATACTATCGAGATATGATTGTCGAGAACGAATTACCTCTTGTTCTACCATATTGCTGAATTTCTTTTTAGTTAATATCAGATTGTCAAGTTTCATCTGTTCCCCATATTCTTTGGATGTCTGGATAATATACCCCCTTGTTTCTTTTAATTAGACCATTTTCATCGTAAGCACGAACAAGAGACACGGGTATGATTTTGTGTTCCCGTTTTTCTCCAAAATGGGAGTCAAGCCAAATACCGGATTTCAAATAAATGTTCATATTCGAAACATAGCTGATTGCGGTTTGATATTCTAGTCGCAACTTCCAATCATTCGAATCTGCATTCTTCCGGTTTTGGTTGACATATGTTTTCCAAACACTAATCCATTCTTTAACTTTGTTCGGATGCAACTTAGCATCATCGTCCAACTCAAGCAAAGATGGATGTATTGGAGGTTCAGAAAATATTTTTTCTTTTAATTCCGATGCGGATTCCAGCACTGGTTTTAAATTGCGAGTCAAAGAGTCTACAACTTTGTCGGGTGTAAATCCTAATTTGATGGCAATCCAACCCCACTTGGCAAATGCCATCATATGAACATCAGGAAGAATTTTAGTTTCTTCATGTAAATCCCAACCAGACTCCTCTCGAATCCATTTTTTTAACCAATGGATTTGTTCTCTTTCGGGTACCTCATAATGAACGAAATCAGCAACTTTAATAAATGCCTTATACATTGCGTCTTGCGTTTTTGCTTTTGACAGTCGTTCCCAATTTGGTTCGGGTACTAAAGTCTGTTTTTTCTTTGGTACAAAAGAAGCTTTTTTCTTTCTAGGCATATTAATTCTCTAGAACGTTGTGCTTTGGTTTCCAACCGTATTTTAACAAAATTTTCGGGTCTGCGCAAGTATGCTCTCTTTCTCCTGTTACTTCTCGAACGGGGAGATTGTTATCTGGCCATAGGTGATCTGCTAATTCTTTCACTGTGCAGGGTCGACCATTGCCAACATCTATAAATTTATAGTGTCGCATATCGTTGAAGTTCTCTAGACAAAGATCAATCGCAGAACAAACATCTTCGACATGTGTCCAATCACGTGTGTGGTTGGTAACGTATTCAACGTCACGTTTATTTAGTCGATCATACAGCATGTCAGGTCTAGAGTCTTCACCATACACCGTATGAAACCGCAGTCCCAGAGTGTTCGGTGTGTATCGAGATATCTCTTCACAAATCTTTTTGGTCGTAGCATACGGTGATAACCACCATTCGTATACACTCGAAGAAGATGCCCAAACAATTGGTATTGGCGCATAATAATCTCTAGCATACTCACTAAAGATTCTTGAAGTTCCATCAACGTTCATTGAGTAAAACTCTTCAGGTATCTGGTGTGATCGTCTTACTCCAGCATATGCTCCAAGATGAACTACTGCGTCAATTGTCGGATCATGACAATGCTTTCGAATATCATCAGCATCATCCTTAATATCTAGGCAACGAAACTCATACTTTCCAACATATTGTTTAAAGAAGTTTCGTCCGATAAACCCACTTGATCCGGTCAGAAGTATTTTCATCTGTGTTTTTCGTTAATGTCTGTCACTGCATCAAGAAGGGGTGATTCACTTGCTATGAAACGAAGTGCCGCCATGTCTTTTGGAAAACAATGTCCCCCGTATCCAAACTTACCGTCCGGACCTGGTACTTGAGTATGAGATCTCCCTATGCGAGGATCTATTGTAATAGCATCTACCATTTGATCAAACCCTTCAAATCCACAATCTTTAAAGATGCGATACATCTCGTTGAAAAAAGTAACTTTAGTGGCAAGAAAACAATTCTCGACATACTTGGCAAAGGATGCTTGCTCTAGACTACAATATTTTACATCTTTTAAGTTTTTTAAACACGGACGTAAAAGTTCATCCCACCAACGGCAATCATCGCCACCATAAATTGCAAACGTTTGTTCTTGGAATTCTTCGTAGGCATCTCTATTGGAATTAGAACCTCCCAGAAATTCAGGTGAGTATGTCAAGCGGTATAATGCGTTAACTCCCATCTGAATACCACTCAACCAAACGGGATCAACTGCTGATTTAATTAGATACTTCGTGTTACCGTATTTGTCAAAGACTTCTTGCACATGATCGGTATTACAAGATCCGTCTTCTCGCATAGGTGTTGCTACACAAACAATAACTCCATCGACATCACCTATAATATCAGTATCAACATTGTGATATGTTCTTCCATCATACTTCAATTCATTCGGATCATCTACCCAAATCGAATGTTCCTTACGTTTCATTTTTTCTACATTCTGACTACCGATATAATCACTATGAAACATAGGATGATGCTCAAGTGCATAGTGTACTGCCTTGCCGACAGCACCATATCCTGCAATTACGATTTTCAATTTAATACCCCTAGGCACCAGTTTTCCGCAACGTCTTCTGCATAGTTTAAACTATGTTCATAAACATCGACGGTTCTAATATGTTTGCTTCTTTCTAGTAGTTCAACTTCGTAACCTTTTTTCGTTAGTAGAACTACAGCACTTCTTTTTCCATTGTCGGACCAGAATTGTCCTTCTTGTATAGGTTTTTTCATACCAAATATTCTCTCCCAATTGTCATCAAAAGATTTTTTACTAACCGTTAGTGGTCTCGGTTTGGATCCTTTTCCGTTCATATTCTATCCACCAAGCAGGAATTTTTCTTCCTGTCCATTTTGCAAATCCTCTCTTTGCTTCAAAATAATAGTTACGATAAGATGTTAACGAATCATTTTTAACAATGCACTGTGAAAATTGTCCCATTGCTGGGGTTGGTTGTGTAAAAGGAACATCTTTAATTTGAATTGGTGATTCCATCAAAAATGCTTCTAATTTACGTTGCGACTCGTGTATCCTGTTATATCGATATGTATACTCTTTGCAAAGAGATGTCCACATTTTGTATAACCAGTTGTAATTTTCTTTGGATTGTCGAACCCACTGGGCACTTGGGTGATTGACGTGACAGGCAAGATATAAATTCTCGTTGAATTCTGGGTCAGGATGAAACCATCGTGCAATTTTTCTACCGTTGGCGGTACGTCCTTCCCATCGTTCTCCGTCCACTATTCGATGAGCAGTTGACATGAGTTGTGCGTACTCGACACACATTTTAGTAACATGTTTATCGAGATGATACTGTGCACAAACAACAGGATTATCGTCTAAGTAAAAAATATTCATAATATATTTCCTTGGTCGGAGTGGAGGGATTTGAACCCCCGACCCTCTGCTCCCAAAGC